TAATCCGCTGCTGGGCCTGCGTCATAAACGTCCCGAGGAGATCGGGGTTCGCGACCAACTCACTCCCCACCTCGTTCGTCCAGTCCGCGTGAGTGGAGTTGAAGTAAGCGACCTGCATCTCTCCCTGCGCGGCCGCACCTTGCGTCAGATACGACTGGTTGATTGACTCCCAGCGCATCCCAAACTCATCGCGCAGTTCCGGCGACACCGAGGCAAGGAATTGCTTCTTCTTTTCCGACGCCCACTTCGCCGTTGTTTCGATAAACCGATCCCCTCCCGGCGCCGCATTTTTTGTGAGGTCCGCGAACTCTCGCTCCATCTCCCCATTCATCCGGGTCATGGTCTCGAGTGCCGCATACCGCCGCGTCTGGTCCTGCTTCTGCTTGAACTCCTCCGAGAAGCTGTCGATGGAGGAACTAAGCCCCTGAAGGCTCCGCCCAATCCCGGCGCCGAAGTCGTCCTCGCGGACACGAGGTTCGAAGGTGGCGAGGCGGACGTTCGTAGTGCGAGTGTCACCGATTGCCATTAGAATTTCCTCGTGTAGCCGCGCGGACCGGCAGTCTTCACGGTTTTAGTAGAGGTCGAGCCGAGTTTGGATGCCCCCATATACCCCTCGGCGCCCCCGATGATGGACGAGCCGATGTCGATCGCACCACTCACCGTAGCGTTCCGCTTACGGGCAAGTGCGGCCGAGCGTTCCGTGTCGAACTCCATCGCACGAGTCAGGGCGTTGTATTTGTTCATCTCGCCCTCGTGGCGGATGTTCAACGCATCAAGCCTCGCGGTTTCTTCCGCGCCCTTCCGTGCGAGAGCGAAGCTGCCACTCTCGTTGATCGACAACCCCGATGAGGCCTGTTGGGCTTCAATATCTCCCAGCATCGCTCGCGCGACGATGTCCTGTTCCTGCTGCTGAATCTGCGAGCGGTGAGTTTCGCGCACAGCGTTGTTCCGCTCGATCTCCGCGTTTCGTGCCGCGACCTCAGACTGAAACTTTGCCTGTTGCCGAGCGGAGACCATCGACGTAGCCGACCCGGCGACTGCGGCAGCGGCAGCAGCGATGGCTATCGCTGTTTCTATGCCAGTCATTTCTTCACCTGCATGTAGATGGTTACAGCTGGATCTGGGTGAGGCTGAGCGGCCGGCTCGAAGCCGAAGAACTCCGCAAACCTCTTTTCCTTCTCGCCCCTCGCGAGGTAGGCATTGCAGATTGCACCCGAAGGAACGTAGGAGTTCCACATCTCCCGGAGTGGCTTAAAGTGATACCACTTCAACCACCTCGTGGCCTCACCCCAGACATAAACGGCCTGGGAAAGAAGAGCGTAGGGCACCCAACCGACGAGGAAGATTGGGCGCTGGTCGTCATAGATGACGTGGTAGAGGTAGGTCTGCTCCACCACCTTCATCGTGCACTCGTCGCCGATGATGAAACCTTCTCCGTGAGGGAAGGTCTTGAACTTTTTACTTGTTATCATCGCCCACATCTATGTCCAGCACGATCCCGATGATTGACGCGGGAACAGGGTAGTTTTGTTCCCAATAGAGGGCGCCGCCCTCGATCCATTCCTGCGCGACGGTCCGGTAGCGAACGCCCGAGATCGGAGTCGTCGGCTCGCCCCACGGCTCACCTGCGCGTTCCGGGAGTTCGTAAATCTGCCCCTCGTCTTCACCGAAAGCCAACCCCCGCGAGTCTAGCATCCGCACAGCCGTTCCAATGATGCGCGAGCGCCGTCCTTCGATTACCTCTGACGGGAAGGTTAGAGGAAGCGTCTTGCCTTTGCACTGGTAGGGGATACCGACCACGATCATGGAGGCGGCGTAGGGGATTTCAATCGCCCCATTCACCACAACCGTATCGGGCAGGACGTTGCCATCGCAAAGGGCCGTCACGGTTTCGCCCTCAAGGTGCCAGAGACCGCTTACGGTTGTTGTGGGGACGCCTAGCGACCATTCATTAGCGATCACCGGGTAAGGCGTGGTTGTGCCGTGTATGACGTTCGTGAGGCCTCTGTGGATGGTCACATCAACTTCCGTCCCGGAGGTGTAGGAGGTGATCTCCATTTTTCCGCCGCCCGCCCGGATGATGCTTCCCACGTCGCCCGCCGAAAATACCGAAGCACTCGCCGTCACCGTCGCCGTGCCAGTCGCAGCGGAGATGTTAATCGTCGCGGCGGGATAAGTCAGGGGATAGCGGAGCCCGCAATCAACCTGCCACGCCTCCTCGACGTGATCGTAGACTGGAGGAGTCATGCGCTCGATATACTTAGTCCAGGTCCCCTTGATGTAGCGCTCAACAACCCAGTAAACCACATCGACGTTGTTTTCTTCAACCAGCGCACAGTCCTTCATCCGCCCTTTTGTGCGATGGCGAGTCCAGCCATTGACATTCTGCTCCTTCACATAGGTCATGGCGAGGAAACTGCCATCCGACCTCGGAGCCCACAGAACCTGATACGGCCCCTCGGCGTAGGCCATGCGGAGAATTTCCTTGTCTCCGACCCCAAACATATGGTTGGAGAGGGTGGACATATCCTCGCCGGTGTAGGAGGTTGAGAACTGGTTGAACGTCAACCTCCGAACGAGGGCGCCTTTGGCCTGAGTGTAGAAAACGTCCGTGTCGATCAGGAGAGGCTCGACGAGGCTGACGCCAGCAAAGACCTGGGGATCGGCCACAGCGGACAGGGCGGTGACGGTCTCGCCCTCTTTTCCCTTGAGCTGCCACACGCCACTCGCCGTCATAACGAGCATCCCGCCCTGAAGACTCACCATATGGAGGATCGGGTCGTTGCGCTGGGAGTCCATTGTGTAAGCGTAAGCATCCGAGGAAATCGGCGGAATTGTCACGTCGAAGTTCTCGAACTGACCGGGACGACTGCCGTAGACGGTTAGGGGGTTGTTAAGGCTCCCGCCCAACGCAAGGCGCTGCTGGAATTTCGCGGCCGTCCGAGGGTAGGTGCCAGTCGCCGGGGACTTGTTCACGCTGAAAGTTGCGCCGGCACCTCCACTTGCGCTGACACTCGGCGCAGTGTAGTTTTTCCCACCATCCACAACGCGCACTGCAATTATCGCGCCAGCGTTATTCACGATGGGATAGCCGACAAAGCCAGTGCCATCGACGTCCGTCACCGTGATGGTGTCGGTTTTTGCGTAGCCCGCTCCGCCGGCAGTAACGTCAATCGAGAGGATGGAGTTGATCGCAAACGGGTCTTGGCCGATCGGCGGGGCTTGAGTGAAGTCGGGGATGATGTTGTTGTCCACAAACCTCGGCCCGTAGGTCCGCCCAAGGAACCCGAGTTCGAGTGCCAGCGTCGCCTGCGTGCCGGTCGGCACGATGATCGAGCGGTAGACGTTGTAGTATTTTACCCCGGCAACTCCGGTCCACGTGACTTCCATCGAGCCCGCGACGGAAGCGTAGTTCACCGAAACCTCGGTGATGGTCGGGCGCGAGATTCGGCTCTCGCCATCATCCGACACAGCCGACACCGCGAACGCAACGCCTGCCGAGCCCGCCGCTGAGGGGGTGAGCGTGGGCGAGCCCGGTGCGGTGCCTGACGCATTAACCTCGAAATCCGCAAGCGCCCACGACGTGGCTGCACTGCGCGTCAACTTCTGCGTAGGGTAGGCGGTGTGCGTGAGGTAGCAATCGTCCTTTTCCTGCACGACGCGAAGCTCGTAGAGGTCCTCGGCCGCGTAGGGAGTGGTGACGGTGTAGACGCGGGCAGCAGAACCTCCGGAGGTATAGGCCGTGTAACCCCCAGTGGCTACGCCGCTTCCGGTCACGGGATCGAGAAGCTGGAAGGTGGTCGCAGTTGTGGTGCCAACCTCGAAGAGACGGGCATTGACTTCCGTCATTCCGCCGACGCCCGAGATGTTCACCCAGTCCCCGGTGGTGAAACCGTGCGCCGCGGAGGTGGTGACAACTCCCGGCGTGGCCTGAGTGATTCCGGTGATGGTCTTGGCCGCTTCCAGCACATACCCGCCGTCTTGGACAAAACGGAGATACTCGTCGCCGAAGACCAGCAGGTAGGTATTCTCGATGTTATTCGCGAACGTGAAGGGGACGATTTTGACTTCCTGATCCGCGTGCTGGATCTCGCCGACAAATTCCGTTCCCCCTCGGGTGGTAATTCCGCCCCGATAGTCCACAAAGAAATTCTCGGCCAACGCGAGGCCGAGATCGTATTTTTCCAGATCGCCACGGCCAAAGAGGTTTGGAGAAAGCTCCCCGGCGATGAAAGCGTAGCGGATGACTGCCTCAGACATTTCCAGCAAGCACCTGAGTTGAAAGGGAGAACATCGGACCATACTGGTAGTGGAAGCGCGTCTTTGGAGCGGCCTCGTAGTAGCCCCGTGCGCTGATCCAGTCCGGCACCGTCTCCATCTGCCTCTCTTGGGTATTGGCGTCGTTCATCCTCGCGGTCATGATGATGTTGTTTGCGAGGTTGATGTTGTTTTCCTGAATCGCTCGCTTCCCGTGGAGTGGGTTGGTGATGTGAGCGGCCAGCGCATAGACGATCGACATCGTGAGGTCCGCGTCCCACATCTCGGTGTTTTCCACCTTCGCGGTATACTCGAGGATCGCCTGCGGCTGGTTAGTGAAGATGGCTTGGTAAGAGCCCTCGGCCGGAGTTGCTGCCGCCGGAGTGTAGAGGCCCAGTTCAAAAGGGACATATGTGGTGATGAACCTCGGCCTCACACAATCCGACGGCAACCCGTAAGCGTAGCGCCAGGGGTCTTTCGGCATCCCCTGGGTCCACGTTGCGGCGAAATCTCTCTCGGTTATTACGCCGAGGTAGGTATTGGCCTTGAGGCAGTTCCAAGGAGCTGCGCGGAAAGCCTGATCGCGAACAAAGGGATACCAGAGGTTACAAACCGCTGCCTCCCTCGTGTTCTCGTTGGGCAGCGAAAGAAGTGCCCGCCCCGTGGCGGCGCTAAGTGCAGCGTTGTAGATTTCCACAAGGGCGGGCATGGAGGGTTACTCCTTTTCCTTCGCAGCGGTCTTGCCGCCAACACCGGGAATGAGGGTCATGTCTTCACGGGCCTCACGGACCTCGATGTAATCACGATCACCATTTCCGATGATAATCCGCGCATCCGGGGGCAGCTCCGCGAGCATCTGCTTGGTCGCAGGAAACTCGTAGAGGCCGTCTTCGGTCGCGGGATTGTCAGCCCTGAGCCTGTTAAGGGTGCGAGGCTGCTGCCAAGTGCGGCGAAGTCTGACTTTCATCAGTTCTGGCCCTCCGGATATGCCTTCCAACGGGCAGGCGTCAAGGTGAGGAACGCGTCGACCGCGCCAGCGTTGATCGCCGTAGTGCCGGTGATCTGCTGGATGCCGAGGACCAACTCATACGCATTCCCCTCCCACGGAAGGGCCTGAGTGACGAGGTTGGTGCCAGCGGCAATCGCCGTGGTCGAGGTAGCGAACGCGGGGCTCGTGTAGTGAACAGTCGCCGTCGAGGTGTTCGGGGGATCAGCAGCGTCCGAGACCAGACGGAAGGAAACCGTCCCGGTCGAGGCCGCCACAGTGATACCCGTCGCCACGTTGATGACGAGGTAGATGTTCGAGCCCTGGCCGATGTCACGCGCCACCGAGAGGGGGATCGTGTCACCGATGTTATACGTCCCCGCTGCGCCGGTATTCAGCGCAGTGGCGTCGCAGAACTCATTCCGTTCGTCGAGGATCATTGTGGGCCTCCTTAGCTCACGAGGGCTTCGTCAGCGGCGAGCCGGTCGACGCGCCGGATGGGGATGTCCTGGAACATCATGGTGCGACGACCTCCGACATCCGCGAACTCAAGGGTCGAGTTGCTCACGGCGTTGGAAAGCTGCTGACGCAGGGTCGTGCGGACATCGCGCGGCATGTAGAACACGCAGCGGCCCATCTGACTCGGCAGGCGCTCGATCGCCTCGAACATCAGGTTAGGCAGGTTCGCGCCGGTTGCCGCCGTGGGCGACAGAGCCGAGGCCTCGATGTTGCAGATGCGGATCACATACCGCCAGTCCGCGACGCACAGGCCGGCCTGCCACTTGTAGTGGGTCCGGTAGACCTGAAACATCGAACCATCGGTGTTGGTCTTCGTGTCCTCGCCGAGGTTGCGCATCTGGAGACCCGCCGTCGAGCCCTTCGGGATGATCCCGTAACACGTCGAGGGCGACCAGCACACAAGCCAGATCGAGCGGTTGTCGGTGTCTGCCGACCCGCCGAGGATCACGTTGTCCGCGTTCGTCGCAGTGGTGGAGTTGAAACGGGGCGAGAAGCCGGTGAAGGCCTCGGGTTCCGTTCCTTCGTTGCCGTAGAAGAGGGTTTCCGCCATCTCCTGATTCATGCCTTCGATGTGAGCCGCGTTCTGGTTCATCATGTAGGCAGGGGCCTGGCCGTTGAGGTCTGCGAGATCCTTGTCGACCTCGGCATACGCCTCCATGTTACCGCACGACTCGGTAACTTTGGCCTGCGTCGCCTTGGTCGGCTGGACGCCGCCATAGATCTTGCGCCAGGTGGGGGCGGGAAGACCCGTGCGAATGGCCAGCTGGTGACCAGTCACAAGATTGCCTTCCTGCCACGTCATGTCGAGGAGGACCTCATTCGTTTCGTTGAGGATCTCCACGAGGGGAACGACCTTGCCAGTCTGGTCCGTCATATTGGCCAGATCGAGCAGAGTCGGATTGGTTGCCGTCAGGGCTGCCATTGGTTACTCCTTGGCGAACATATCGCCGAAAAGAGCCTGCTCGCGGGAAACGGGAGCCTGACCGGGAGACCCGCCCTGGAACCCGCCCTCGCCGAGGGCCTTCGCGACGTTGATGAAGAATTGAACCACCGCTGGGTGGTCCCCTGCTCCGGTAAGCGTGAGTGCTTCGCGAACGTGCTCATCGCCGAACTGGTTGAGCAACTTCCCGATGGATGCCGTAGTGGCCTCCCGCTTCCCTTCCGCCATGTCGGGGAGTGCAAGGGCCTCTTGTCTCCACTGCTCGACTGTTTGCGGAAATTCCGAGGTCTGTGCCTCGAACAACCGCGTCAGTTCCTCTGAGTAAAGACCCAAAAGTTCATTCGCGGTATCTGCACTGAGGCCGTGCTTGTTGGCGACCTCAAGAAACTGGCTCATCGTCTCCTCGTTGGCCTCGTGGCCCTCGGGGAGCTTCAAGTCTGAAAAGGCAAGCGGCGCAGCCTCTTCCGTCTCGGTTTCAGTTGCCGGAGCGGCTTCCGGTTCAGTCGTCGTCGCCGTCGTCTCGGCCGTCGGCTCTGGCGTCGTCGCGGGCTGCGTCTGCAAGTCTTCGGTCGCGGTCTGCTCGCTCATTGGAAAGCTCCTGGATCATTTGGACGTAGGCTTCGGGGAAAAACTGGTTGATTTCGGCTTGCAGCATGAGCCCAATGTTCTGGGCGCCGCAATTGAAGCTCATCTGGAGGGCATTCGATGCGAACGGAGTGCGCGCGATCCCGCACTGTTCAAGCATCCACCATAGGAGCTTTTTGCCTTCGTAGGATTTCAGCAAATACTCGAGCGCGTTTTTCCGCGCGACAAGATCGTCGCGTGAGTATTTGGACTGAAGTTTTCCTTGCGTATCACTCATATGGCTGCATCCTTAGCACTCATTCACTTTACAGCATTTAACGCGGCGAGGCAAGAGCCATATCTTTAGCTTTTGCCATGCGCCATACATCAACCTCCAAGCATCATCTGCACAGCATTCGAGCCGCCGCCAACATCCGTCTCCGAGAGGTTCTTCGCGGCTTCGGACATCTGCTGGCCGAGTGCGGCCTGCTGTTGCATCTGCTGTTGCTCCTGTTGGGCGCGGACACTCTCGGCAAACTCGACCGCCGACTTGAGCCCCTTGCCGGTGATTCCCATCGCACGAGCATACTGGCGCATGATCTCCTCGAAGTTGGGGAGGAGGACGGCCTGCGGCCAGATGGCTGCGATGGAGCCGACGAACGCGAGGAAGCGCTCGACGCCGATTGTGGCAACGGCCCGCTGCGCGTCGGCGAGGATCGAGACATACTCGATTTCGAGGGCAGCGCCTTCGAGTGATTCCGGCATCTTCGGCGCCAACCCAGCGCGAGTAGCGATGTCAATCGTCCGCCGGATGGCAACGTCGAGGGCCTCGTTTTCCACGCGCTCCAGAACAGGGCCGAGGAGCACGAGTTTCTCTTCACGCCGCGCGTCGATCTCCGTCGCCGACCGCACGGTGTCGAGCTGGGAGATCATCTTAAACAGATCGTTGTAGAAGGACTCGCGGATGCGGCCCTGGACCATCATGATGTCTTCTTTGAGGTCCTGGAGATTGATGTTCACATTGTAGGCTGGGTTGATGCCGCCCTGTTGCCCAGCCACGAAGGTGATCCCGCCGGGCACATTAGCGACGGGGCGGTGGGCGAGGGAGATGTCAGCGACAAGCGGCGGGTTGACCTGCTTGTCGATCCCCTGCGCCTTGCGCTTGGTTTCGTGCTGGAGCTGGATCGTGTCGGACAGCGCATCGTGGCCTGGGCCGGTTCCGTAGATGTCAGTGCCGGTGACTTCCCAGCGCGCGCTGACCTGCGGCTTGGTGTAGAAGCCCCGCCGAGCCAAGACCTTCTTGTCGGGCGCACCCCGCTCCCAGTAGGTTTCAATATACTTGAACGCCTTGGGGAGACCGGAGCCTGGGTAGTTCTTTTCGATCAGATGCGAGATCCAGATGGATTTCATCGACTGAGCGTTGTTGGCGTTGTAGGCCACCTGCGAGGTGGGGGTGAGGTTTTCAACGCCCCAGCGATCGCCGGCCTGCTTGATCGTCAGCTCGAACTCACGGGCCTTCCCACTGACGCGGAGGGTCTCGTCGGCAATCAGCGCATACTCTCCGAGGGGGGAATTGTAGCACCGGATTACCTCGTCGTTGTCTTCGTAGATGAGGAAGCTTGCGGTGCCGAAGACGACGAGGTCGAGGTAAAAGACGGCCAGCGCGTTGTAGAAGTTGGACTCGGCGAAGATGCGCATGACGAGGTTCTTGAGTTCCTCCAAATACGCTTGTGCTTCCGTATCGTCTTCATCCAGTCCCTCAATGCGGAAGTTCACCCACGGACGAGCCGGGGAGGTGATGCCGTTCATCATGCCAGCAGCACAGGTGCGCGCTGCTCGCGTGGCGGTGCCGTCAAGGATGTAGCGACCGCGAGCCCGATCGGAATTGGAGCGGGCGCGGAGATTTCCGGCCTCCGCGTTAGTTCCGTGGGAGGTGGCAAGCCACGAATAACGCCGGGGGAGAATGTAGCGGGCAAGATCACGCCACTCTGTCTCCCAATCCGTGCGCTGGTTCATAGCCTCGCCCCAGATCTGACGCTCGCGCGTCGTCTGGTGGATTTCGAGCGACGGAGTGGTCTGGAGAGCCATTTAGCTTGCGCCTCCGATCAGCGAACGCTTCGAGGTCGCTGCCTTGGTTGCCAGACCGGCAGCGGAAGTTGCAATGGAGTCTGGTGCTTTGGTAGCACCGGACAGCCCAGCTGCGCCGACGATCGAGGCATCAGCACGCGACGGGGCGTATGCCGGGGGCGGAGGTGCCGGTGGGGCCTTAGGAGCCTTCATGCTCGAATTCCTTATATGGGTCGTAGTCGGAGGTTTGGTGGTTCTGGATCTGCTTCTCGCGGGGAACAAGGTTGTCAGCGAACGGGTGCGCGAAAGTGCAGGCGAGGGCGTCGGCAAAGTCAGGCGACGGCTCCCCTCGGCGCTTGATGTCGGCTTTCCGCTCCAGGACGATTTCGTCCGAGTTGTTGAAGGTGTAGGTGGGGGTGGCGAGTTCGTCCACGAAGTTATGGCCATCTTCCACTGACTCGGGAATGATTCCCCGCTTAAGCCACGCGCGCATTGCACCCCAGATCTCCGCGCGCTTGTTGGCGTATTTTTCCCCTCGCGTGCGGCCGGTCCAACGATCGGCCCTTGAGCCGAAACTGACGCCGAAGACGGGGAGGCCTTTCTCTTCGAGCATGTCGACAACGCCGCCGCCAACACCACCCTCGTCAACGAAGATGGCTTGTGCGCGGAGTTCGTAGAAAG